TTTACGACTGAAGGGAAGTTTCCATCGCCTCCGCACGCATACGCTCCATCTCCTCACGCAAAAGTGACAATGCCTCAAGCTGCCCCGCCGCATGAGCAATGAAGCCATGCTGCTGCGCCGTCTGGAAATTCCGCACAAGGTAGTTTGCATCCGCGATATGGTCATCCACCTTCGCCAGCACCGCGCGATACCAAGGCTCATCCGGCCCCACGCACCACACCGCAGGATCAATATCAGCGCCCATCAGAAAGGAATATCCGGCCCCTCAATATCGTTCGGATTCGTGGAAGCAGGAGTCGCAGCAGCCGCCACACCCTCCTTGAGTTTGTAGTAGAGACGAAAATATTTTTCCCCATTTTCTTTGCTTTCGTTAATGAACGCGCTCACCCAATACGCCTTCCCCTCAATGATCGCCGAGCCCGTGTAGGGCGGTTGCTTCTCCGTTTCCTTGCGTTTATTGCGCGAGAGCGAGCCCACGTTGTCTGTGTGTTTCATAGTTTATCGAAGTCAGGAATGAGATACCAAGCCCGCGCCCCGCTCTTACGCAGCGCCCGCACCAGCCCAGCTTCCACAAGTTTCGTGAGTTGCTTTGTGGAAACGCCAAGGCGTTCCATCACATCACGGCGGCGAAGTAGTTTCATACTGCCCCCAAGTATGCGGGAGGCTGTCAATACGTCCCCCCTGGTCGCACGCTCATCAGGTCTGGATCTTCATACGCCACGCCGCTCAAGGCGATATAGCGCAGAATGTCGATCCAATCCTTCGTCGCTCCCTTTTTCCCATCCGCCCCTGTCCACGTCTTGAGCGCATAGATGAGATTCTTGCACCGTTCGCTGATGAACAACCGAGGGCAATTCATCGCATCCACCGGCTTCTCCTCGTCATAGGAAAGCCAATCGTTCAGCACCGTCACCCCCTCCACAATGGCTTGCCCGCTGGTCGCGCGGAAGTCCATGTCGATGCGCTCGCTGCATTGCTCGATAAGCGTCCGCACCCCTTCATGCGTCATCGTCGGCGTATTCCCATACCGGCTATCCATCCACCGCTCCGCCGCCGTGACCCCATCCACTTTCTCCGCCGCCTCGATGATGCGCTTGTAATCATCAAATCCAAATCCCGCGCACGCCTTCTGCGCTGGCCCAGGGCGACCATCTTGCAGCTTCCCATCCGGATCCGCCCACGCGCCCGCATAGCCCACGCCCTCGATGTAGTCGATCTGGTCCGGCCACTCCCGATACACCCACGCCCTGCCATCCGGTGAGAATCTCACCCACAGCATCGCCCACGTCTTCCCCTCCCCTGGATCGACAAAATGAAATACCGTTCCCCCGCTCGGCACCTTGTCCTGCGGCACCACATGCACCGTGTCGCGGAACTTTGGAAACATCGACAACCGATGCTTCGTCGGCACCCCATAGGCACGCATGAGCACACGTTCGCGATTGCTCCCCTTCAACTCCATCGCCATCGCCTCGGGGTTGCCGTAGGGATTATCCGCCGTGTGGAAATACACCACCCTCGCCTTCTCGCGCGTGCATTGCTGCACCCTCGGCACCATCTCATAGCCCACCAACTCCCCATGCTTATGTCGCGGCAAGAGCGGAGCCTCGCACTCCTCCAGCGTCCGAGCCCCATCCAGATACTCCTTCACCGTCGTCGTGTAGCCCTCGATAGGGGTGAACCCGATACCCAGCTCGCCATCTCGCGTAAGCAAGCGGAACCTCAACGCCTCCAACCAATCCGGCGTCACCAGCTCATCCGCCCACACGAAGTCCAACTCCGAGCCCTCAATGCTCGTCACATCCATCGAGTAAAATTTAAACCAACACTGCGAGCCATTCGGCAGCACGAACGAGTTCTCGGTGAAGCCCCCCTTCTGCGAGTAGGTGATATTTGCCACGCTCCCCTTCTTGAGTTTGCCCGAGGCCATAGGCCGCCACTCGGTCGGTAGGTATTCCCAAAGGTAGGGTTGCTGACTCTGGATCGACGCCGCCTCCGTGGACTGAAGGCACCACACCTTCGCCCCAGGCTTATTGACTAGATGCTGCATCGCCCGCCGCGCATAGTAGCGCGACTTCCCCGAGCGGTTGCCGCCGAGGATAAGAAGCTCCGTCACTCCCCTGGGGAATTGCTTCCTCAAATCCGTGAACGCCGCATCCGACATCCCCCACGCCGGATTCTCCCATCCATAGCGCCACGGATCCTCCACCATACGAGCGATTTTTTCCTCCCGCTCACGGTGAATCGCAAGGAGCTGCGCCTCCGTCGCCACAAGACGCCGCCCCTGCGAGACCACCACAAATGTCCCATCCGCCCGCCGCCCCTCCACCACGATCTCCGGTATCACCGGATTAGAAGTCTGCGGAATCACTGCGCCTCCTTTTTAATCAAATCTAGGATGATCTTGAGCCGCCTCACCTCCTCCACAGCTTCGTCGCGCTGCCGCTCCAACCGGCGACTGCACTCCCGCAGCGGGTAAGACCAATCTCCCCCCGCCGCCATCACCGCCGCATCCGTCTCAGGCGTGCCGCTCATTTCGCCCTCCGCAGTTCAGATTCATGTTCATTCAGCCACGCCACCGCGAGGCCCGTATCGCCCACTTCATCCACCGTGATGCACAGATCCGACACCACCCCCGCATCTTGGAGAAGATTCAGCGTATGCGTCGGGTCGATACCCTTGTGCGCTATGTAGTCCGAGAGAGAGTTCATAGTTCGCTTTCAAAAGTCCGCGCCTTCACGATCAGCCGCCGCGCATTTTCGATGAGGTCAAAATAAATCTCCTGCTCGCCAATATCGCGCGTGTATTCCGGAGGTTCCGCATAGCGCAACACCCCCCTCAACGTCGCCGCCAAGTCCGTCGCCAGCTTGCAAGTGTGGTCCAACCCTGGATGGTCAAGCCACTCCCGATGACAAGCCGTACACCCCACCGCCGAATCTGATATGATACTCATGGTTTTATTTCTGCCTTTCGTTCTGGTTGTTGCTATACGCCTTCTCCGTCACATTGCGGAAGGTCGTGTGCTCGCCGATGAAGTTGAGCTTAATCTCCGGCGTCGGGCCGTTTCTTTGTTTTGCAAGGATCAGCAACGTGTTGTGATCCATAGGCTCCTCAGCCTCGCCCGCCCGTTTTTTATTTTTGTCTAGGCGGTGAATGAGCATCACCGTATCGGCATCCTGCTCGATGCTGCCCGACTCGCGGAGATTCGACAGCTTTGGCTTACTCTGCTCATCCGCATCGCGATTGAGCTGCGCCAGGGCAATGATCGGAATACTCAGTTCCTTCGCCGTTGTCTTGATCGCCTTCGAGATCTCGCTCACCTCCAGCGCCCTGCTCTCCCCCGCCCGCTTCGAGCTGCCGTGCATGAATTGCAGATAATCCACCACAATGAGCTTAATGCCATGCGCCGCCTTAGCCCGCCGCGCCCGTGAGCGAAACTGCGCCACCGTCAAGCCAGGCGTATCGTCCAGATACAAGTTCGCCTTGCTCAAGCGGCTCGCCGCCGAAGACACATTCCCCAGCGCCGTCGCGGGCAAAAAGCCATCCCTCACCCGCTGGAGGTCGATCCCCGCCTCCGAGCATATCGCCCGAGTCATCAACTCACGCGACGGCATCTCCACGGAGAAAACCAGCACCGGCACTTGCACCTTCATCGCCGCATGGAGTGCCATCTGCATCCCCAGCGCCGACTTCCCGCACGCCGGACGCGCAGCGATCACAATCATCTGCCCGCCGAGGAATCCCCCCGTCGAGCGGTCCAGATCGTGAATGCCACTCTCCAGCCCCACCGTCTGCCCCCGATTCTGGTAAACTGCCTCGATATGCTCGACGGCCTCCAGCACGGCCCGTTTGCAATGCGCCACCACATTCTCCTTCCCGATACTCTCCCGTAAACCGTATAGCACTTGCTCGCACCGCTCCTGCGCGTCCTCGACCCTCAAAGTCGGATCACGGGCCTCCTGCGCCAACCTCATCGCCGCAGCCAGCATCTCCCGACGCTTCCATGAGTCGATCACCTCCTCGGCGTAGTATTGCCAATTTGCCACCGTCCCCATATCCGTCGCCAACTCGGAGAGGTAGGCACTCCCGCCCACCGCTTCGAGGACTCCCGCCTTATCCAACGCCGTCGTCACCAAGATAAAATCCACCGGCAACGCTTGTTGGCGCATATCCGAGATCAGCGAAAGGATCTCCTTATTCGCTGGCCAAGCGAGATGCTCCGGCCGCAAGACCTCCAGCACGCTATCCGCCACCCGCCCCTCCTGCAACGCCGCCCCGATCACCGCCCGCTCGCACACCGGAGCCTCTGGTAAAGAACTCACGCTCATAGCTGTCCTCCCATTGGAGGGTTAGGCAGCGGCATCCAGTGCAATACCGGCTCCTCCTCGTGAATCCGTGCGCCCGACACATTCCGCCAGACATCCCCGTCAAGGAAACCCGTCCAGACTTCACCCCCCTGCATGTGAATGATGACGGTCTCGCCATCATCCGGCTTTTGTTTATCGGCATCCACCCAATTCATTGACACGCTCATAGCTTGTAGTTCCTCATCATCATTGCTTTTGCTTTTTGCAAAGACACCCCAAAGCCCAAGAGATTAAAGACCATGCAAGTCGCCCGATCCAGCGGACGCTCCCCGATCACCCTCTCCCCCGCCTCGTCGTAGATCGGCTCCACCATCTGCCGCAGCGCCATCACCCCCACCTGGAAATGCAGGAAGTCATACTTCGCATCCGGCCTATGCCGAGTGATCAGCGCCAGCCCCGTGTTTTTATTTTCCTCGTAAGTATCGAGGGAGTCATTGTTTGTATTCATATATTGTTCGTATTCATTGTTAAGTTGCGGAGGGAATGCCACCCCCCATTCCAAGCGGAAGCTATCGCGGAAGCACCCTTCCTCCATCGCATCGCGCTCGGTAAGTTGTTGATAAAAGTAATCGTTAGGATTCATGCCGTTGGCGGATTTTTTCCCGCACATAACGCTTCATCGAATCCGGCAAAGCCGCCCACGAAATGCAATTATAGCTCGGGTCTTCATCCGTGATGATCGACGCCCACCCCTCCGGCTCCGACTCCACCGCCACCCGCACCAGGGCAAAGCTCACCCCCGAGCGACCCGCCCAATCGTAGGCCCGCTGCACCTCCGAGGTGAGGTTATTCAGCAACGTAGCCAAGTCCTTACGCCTGTAAGTCGCCGCCACGCCCTCCTGCTGGCGATACACCCACTCCAGCGCCCGCCAATCCTCATCGCTCAACTCCGCCGCCGCTTTTTTATTTTTCTGGTAAGCCTTGGTCGTGGAGGCATCCAGAGTCGAAGTCGGTCGAATGTGGAAAAGCTCACGAAATCTCGAAAGGATCTGATCTTCCGGTGCCGGTAAATCAACACTCTCACCCTCCAACACCATGTCCCCATCGGGGACTATAGGGGTATTATCTATTCTATTCTTATCTAGGTCATATGCCCGTGATCCATCCGTCATATCAGATTGATGACGCTTTGATGACGAAGCTCTATATTTTGATGACGCCTTAGCCATCTCTGCCCGTCTCTTTGCAGACGCTCCATTATGTTCATCGAAGCGTGCAATCTCTACGCCCTCTTCAACTTCCGTAATCCAACCAACCCTTGCAAGAGCCGCTCCCAATCCCTTAACCCCCGTCTTCCTGTCGATAGCTCCAAGCGAAAGCCCATCAAGCTGTCCATCCGTGCTCTGCTCATCGGCCATCGACCATATCCAATACAGCCCACCAATCACCTCGGCCTCCCGCCTGTGGGTCAGGTCGCAAATTCTGGCGATCCGAGGATCATCCCAAAGATTGCTCCGCATTTTAATCCAGTTGCTCATTTTTTTCTTTTTTCTCCGTCAGTTTCTTTTTTTGCGGTTCACGACCCTCCAGCCAGCGCGTGAGAGCCTTATTCGTCTCCTTGGGGTGAATCCCCGTGCGGAAGCCACAGCGGGCATCGTCGTAAGAAAGCGCCCTCTCCTTCGAGTTCATGGCTCCGCCTCCACGCGAGGGGCCATCTCCACGCAGCGGCCGATCTTACTCAGGCACGCCCAAGTCAGCATCGTATCCTCCAGGCAATTATGCGTCTTACTCGTCCGGCCCAGCCCCAGCGCCTCCGAGATCACCGACAAGCTCAACTTAGGCAAACCATCCTTACCCATCGGAAGCTCCAGACCGCCCACCTCCCAAGCCAGCCAAGCCACCGCCTGCAAATCCACCGAGCGATAGCCCAGCGGCAACGTCAGCCCCACACGCTCGCCCGCCGCCCGTAGGAACCCAATGTCAAACGCCACATTACAGCCAGCCAGCAACGCATACCGCCGCTCCCCCAGCCACAACGCAAAGTCCTCCATCACCCCCCGCTCAGGCCGACCGTGTTTTTCCAGAAAATCCAAGGTGAACCCATTCACCCGCATCGCCTCCGGCTCCACGATCCACTCAGGCGAAGGCTTTATCATCGCTGTAAAAACCTCCCCATCAAGCGTGTCAAGCGCACTCAAAGAAAGCAGGGCGTTTGTTTTTGAATCCAATCCCCCCGTCTCCGTATCAATAACAATCAATCGCGTTTTCATTTTTTTGTAAAATCATCATCCTCATCATCTATTTCCTTCTCCTCCCTGCCGCACTCCACCCCAAGGTGAAAAGTCGTCCAGAGAGCCAGCATCACTAACCCCGCAAGCACCAACGCCGTAACGCCACTCATACCAGCCCCCCAATGTTGGGGCGGAAGCGGGTCTTCAGCGGCTCCCACACATCATGGTCGCCCAACCTCGCCGGTATCATCTCCCCCGCCCTGTAGTAGTGGCTATCGCGCACACGCATCAATCCCACCTTCATTGTTCCCCCGTCCCCATTAGGCACTTGCACTTGAAGCAAGTTCTTGTTCGGCACATGGCGGTACACCTTCACCTTCACCGCCTCCTGCACCGGAGGCGTCGCCTGCTCCACCTCCGGTTTGTTTTTTTTATTTTGCATAAAATGGACCTCCGTTTAGGAGTTAAGGTCTCCTTTGCTAAAAATTTTCCGTTCACCCAAATCAGTGCATGCTGACGGGGGGGGGCTCGAAAATTCAGACCCCCTCCCCCCCTCCGTCTCGGCCGCCAGATCCAGACAAACAGCGGCCGCAGCTCCGGAAGTGGCGCCCAAAGTGGCGCCTGCGATCTCTCTCACCTCTTTAGAAGGGGGCAAAACATCTGATTCAGTATCAGACCCCGAGCCTTCGAGCCCCAATCCCGCCGGATCCAGCCCCAAGCAACCCGCCAACGAACCCGCCACAGCCTGCCCCTTTTGCTCCGACCCGCGCCCACTTGAACCGGTTACCGGCACGATCTCGGCCTCGAGCTCCGGCAGACCGGCCAGCATCTCCGATAGTTTATCCTGGCTAACCTCTACCCGTTCGACTCGGGCCGTGGCCTCACCCGATAACAACTGGAGCTTATCGACCATCACGGCGGCAACGATAGCCGCATCCTTGGCGCTGGTAATACTAGGCACCAACTCCACGACCCTCTCGACCGAGAGCCGCGCCGCAGTGCGCACATTCCGGAGCAGCTCCTTTTTATGCTGCTCTATAGAAAATCCTTCCCGATCCTGGACGGCCGCAATGGTATTCCGGCTGACCCCGAACGCCCGAGCCATGGCCGACACACTCAAACCCTCGGCGCTCATGGATAGAATCGCCCTGTAAACCTCCGGACGTCTGGCAAGCAACCTCTCGCCACTGAACTCCCCAGTGGCTTCGAGCTTCTCAGCGCCTATTTCTGCCTCAGAAAATAAAAAAGGCGCCGCAGTTTCATGCGCATCAAATCGAATCAAAGGGGAATCCATAAAAAATAAAAAAGGCGGCAGGGATTTAAAGGGACGCCGAAAAAGGGATCCGGCCTCGCCGACGTCCGACTAATCCGCCAACTCTCCCCTGTTCGAGGACGAGCTTAAGGGAGGACTCAGGGACCAGGATGCGGTCACCAAGTCTCACATGCGGGAACGTCCCGTCATAAAGTCGCGACTGAACAGCGGACCTAGACAAGCTCAAGAGTTTGGAAACCTGAGCGGGTGAATAATGTTGCTCGATCATTTCCCGCCCTCCATGAGTCGATCAGTCACCCACAGGAGGACGACCAGCGGCGCGACCATCTGCAAAAACTCAAAAAAATAGCCCGAGCACCGGAAAAAATCCGCCACGCTCATCGTTCCACCTCCACCGAATGAGGCCACAACCCGAAAATTTTAAAAAACGCAGCCCGCGCGGCCTCGCGGCTGCCCGCCCTCACATAGTCCCCAAACGCTCCCCGCAGCGGATCCGTGGCACGGCATAAAAATAAGCGGCTCATTTCCAGCCCTCCATTTTCACGAAAAAATAAAAAACCGCCCCGCTCAGGCATCCAACCGCCATACTGTAAAGTATCGCGCTCATATTTGGCCCTCCTGCTCTTTGGCTTTATCTATCGCCTTAACGAGCAACTGCCGCACGATTGCGGCCCGACTGACCATCTGGATTCTTGCCATTTGGTCGATTTTCTCGTGGATTTCTCGTGAGATTTGAGTTTGTAGAGTCTTCATGTTTTCAAGTGGGGTATTCACCTACGTTTTCGTTTCTCGTGGGTTTCTCGTGAGAATGCAACAAAAAAATTGAAAGATATTTTAAAAGAGTGATATTTATCAGATGGAAAAACAAAAAACAGGGCACGGTGTAGGGTCCGGCTCTGTGTCCATTTCAACTTCTGTAGATGATAGGACCATGGCGCAAATTGACGCCCTCGCCGCTCGATCTGGATTGACTCGCGGAGGCTGGGCCCGTGCGGCGCTTACGAATGCCGCCGAGGAATCCGCTTGTT